CACTGGCCTCCCCAACAAAAACCTCGGCGTCGACCACGCCTTCGACGCCTTCGGCTACCTCTGCCTCCAACAGTTCAACCTAGTCAACTACGCCAAACTCGGCACAACGAATTATCGTGTGTGGTAGCTACCCCCAAAAGCTATGCCCGGCCATTACGGCGACATGAAAATGCCCAAAGGCGGCAAGTCCAAGCCCGGAATGACCAAGAAAACCACCAAGAAGGGAGCCAAAAAGAAGTAATGTCCCACAAGCAACGCCGCGTACCCAAAGACAAGGCAACCGGATTGCCGAAAAAGTACCTTAGCGGTGCAAAAAACAGAAGTGCCAAGGCTCGTGAGATCAAAAGCACCGCCGAGGCTTACAAGCGCGGCGAGTTTATTGATATCAAAGCTGTTTCTAAATCGAGGACTGAACAAGGTGGCAAGCGCAAAACCGTTAAGCGAAGCAACAAAAAAGGCGCTTAAGGCAAAGGCTGAAGGCACCCGCTTCAGCTACGGCGAACTCGCCGCAGTTTATCGTCGCGGCCAGGGCGCCTACTTATCCAGTGGTTCGCGCAACGTCTCAATGGCTGCCTGGGCCATGGGTCGCGTCAACAGCTATGTCTCCGGCAAAGGCGGCGCCCGCAAAGCCGACAGCGACATCTATAAAAAAGCGCGAGGCTAAATCCCAATGGCCATTGGAACCGGCACCATCCACGATGGCGAACTAACCATCTACGACCTCGGATCCCGCACATCCGCCGGTTTTTTCACTGCAAATGAATCCGTCGCATTGCACTGGGCGATCCAAGTAACCGTTTCTGGCCTCGCTGGCGGTGGAAAGGAGGCTACTTTTGATTTTGATGGTAGCCTCGACGGCACCAACTACGGCCATCTAACCACCGTAACCAAACACCCTGGCGTCAACAGCATCACTGCCGACGGCACTTACATGTACTATGTGCAAAATCAGCCCAACCGCTACATTCGCATCCACCTGCTTACCCTCGTAAGCACTGGAACAGCTACAGTTTCTGTAAAACTGGGCACAATGTAATGGCAATCCACACCCTCTCGGGCTATCCAACTTACATCGAAGTTGATGCCGAAACTGGTCGCACCCAAGTTACTTTTGACTTCAAAACGCCTAGTGACGCCGATTTATTTGCCGGCTTCATGCGTAATCTTTTCACTGGTGTAGAAGTTCTAGTCGATGTAGACGAAGTCGACGAGGAGGAAGAAGACGATGATTGAGTATCGCGGCGAAAAATTTGCGGGCTACAACAAACCCAAACGCACCCCAAAACACCCCGAAAAATCACACGCCGTCCTCGCAAAAGAGGGCGACACAGTGAAACTTATTCGATTCGGTCAGCAGGGTGTATCTGGCTCGCCAGCACAAAAAGGAGAATCAGAAGCAGAGCGAGCACGACGCGCATCCTTCAAAGCCAGACATGCCTCTAACATAAAGAAAGGCAAGATGTCTGCCGCCTACTGGGCCGACAAGGTGAAATGGTAACCCAATGACCTACGCAGTCCCAGGCCAAATCCGCACCCATCTCGTCAGCTCGACCTTCGAGGGTCCGACTGACTCACCGTTCTCGCGGACCCGCGCCGTGCTGGACATGATGCGCGGCTGGGAAATCATGAAAGCCGTCACCCTCGGCACCGAATACCTGCGCGAAAACAGCGAAACTTTCCTCCCCCTGGAGCCCCGCGAGGACTACACGGCCTACCTGGCCCGCGTCAACCGTGCCGTCTTCTCCCCCTTCACCCAACGCCTGGTGCGTGCCGCCGCCGGTCTGGTCCTCCGCAAACCCATCGTCCTCGAAGGCGACCCCTACTGGAGCGAAATTTTCGCCAAGGACGTCGACGGCTGTGGCTCCGACCTTGACGAATACGCCCGGCGCCTATTGATCTGCGCCCTGACCTACGGCCACTGCCACACCCTGGTCGACTTCCCCGCCCCAACTGGCGCCCGCAGCCTCGCCGAAGAACGCGCCCTCAACCGCCGCCCCTACTGGATCGAGGTCGAACCCCAAAACGTCTACGGCTGGCGCCTCGATCGTGAGGTCAACTACGGCAAACTGATCCAAATCCGCATCGCCGAAAAAGCGATCGTCCCCGACGGCCGCTTCGGCGAAAAAGTGTACGACCAAGTCCGCGTCATCGAGCCCGGCCGCTACGAGATCTACCGCCAGCAGGAAAGCCGCAAGGACATGTACGGACAAATGCCGTACCCCAATTCCTTCAACATCACCGGCCCCACCGGCGGCGACTACGAACTGATCGAATCTGGCGCGTACAGCCTCGGCGAAATTCCCCTCGTCACGATGTACTCCAACAAGGTCGACACCCTCGTCAGCAAGCCTCCGCTACTCGACATCGCTTACCTAAACCTGGCCCACTTCCAGCGCCAAGCCGACCTCATCCACAGCCTGCATGTCGCCAGCCAACCCATGCTCGTCCTCGAAGGCTGGGACGACCAGACCAAGGACCTTGCTATCAGTGTTAATTATGCGTTGGCGATGCAGCCCGGCAACAAGGCTTATTACGTGGAGCCTGCATCGAGCGCTTTCGAGGCCCAGTCAAACGAAATCAAAGAACTCCAGATGCAAATGGCGACGTTGGGCATCAGCACGCTGAGCCAACAAAAGTTTGTCGCCGAATCTGCCGACGCCCGCCGCCTCGACCGCGTCGACACCAACTCCATGCTGTCAATGGTCTCCATGGACCTCCAGCAAACCCTCCAAGGCGCCTTCGACCTCGCCGCCAACTATCTCCAACTGGAACCTCCCAAGGTCTACGTCAGCCGCGACTTCGACATCGACCGCCTCATCGGCCAAGACATCACCGCGTTGACAAGCCTGTTCGCACAACAGGTCATCGACCGCGAAGAGTTCCGCGACATCCTCCGCCAAGGCGAAATTCTTTCCACTGGCACGCCTATGCACAGCGACAACGAATCACTGGAACCCATCGAATCCGCCGAGGAAGAAGCCCGCGAAGAAGAGGAAGAAGATCCCTCCGAAACAATCTCGGCGGACCAGATGGAGCGTCTTATTCAAGCAATGATGAGTTGATGCAATGGCCACCCAACAGGACTACCTGACGCTGGCCCAAGTCACCGCACTCGTCAAACTCAGTAAAAAACTAAAAAACCTAACCACGTTGCTATCTGGCGACGGTCCCCCGAGCGACCTCGGCAACCCCGGCGACTGGTACATCGACCGTCGCACCAAGCAGCTTTATGGCCCCAAGTCCGGCACCGCGTGGCCTACCGAACCCGTAGCCCTTGGCACGCGAGATACCGACGGCCGTATCCGCACCACCCAACTGACCATTAGCGGCAACCAAGCTCCTCCGGTCAAAGGCGACAAAGGCAATCCCGGCCCCCAAGGTCCCACCGGGGCCACCGGCCCCACTGGTGCAACCGGCCCAGCAGGAGACACCGGCCCCATCGGCCCTGCCGGCCCCCAAGGCGACCCTGGTCCGACCGGCCCTACTGGAGCCACGGGGCCCGCCGGTCCTGCTGGTCCCCAAGGCGAACAAGGTCTCATCGGTCTTACTGGCCCGCAAGGTCCGCAAGGCGAAACAGGTCCTGCCGGCCCCACCGGATCCCAAGGCCCACAAGGCGAAACCGGCCCTCAAGGTCTTACAGGTTTAACCGGCCCCACCGGACCGCAGGGTCCCGCTGGTTCCAACGCTACCGTCACTGCAGGTACCGGCATAACCGTTTCTGATGGCGTTGTTTCGTTGGCCACCGACTTCTACGTATCGGCCACATACGCCATCGACGATGGCACGTTTTAGAACATCTTCTTATGTTCTAGAATAGAACTGCACTTTCTACAGTCCGCTGGTGAAAAGCCTGGATTACGTGCAGCAACCTGACGGCAGTTTCCGCTGGGAAATGGTCGAAATGGACGAAGCTGCGCGGGCTGCAAAAGCAGAACCCGCCCCCGAAAAACCCGCCCGCAAGGCTGGCAAAAAGGCCACCAGCGAGCCTGCGTTTGTCACCGAAACCCCTGAAATCCCCGAGTTCTAACGCATGGAAGAGCAAGTCATCCAGGAGACGCCCGTGGCGACTCCACCCCAGCCTGTGGCTGGAGCCGACACCGCTCAACCCACCCCTGATGTCACCAACATCAAGGCTGAGTACGAGTCCCAGATCAACGCCTTAAAAGCCCAATCCGCCGAAGCCGAGGAACGTTTCCAAGGCATCAAGGCAAAATTGGACGAGGTCTACAAAAAGCAGGACGACCAACGCAAAAAAGTCCTACAAGACCAAGGCCAGTGGAAAGATCTGTGGGAAGAGGCCAACAAGACGGCGCAAGAAAAAGATCAGCAAATCGCCGATCTGAACCGCCAACTTGAGGACCTCCGTTCTTCTAACGAAGCCGCCATTATGCGAACAGCGGCCATGTCCGCTATTAGCCAAGCTGGCGCAATCAACGCCGAGCAAATGCTGATGTTGCTCCAAGGCAACCTCCGCAAAAACGAAACCGGCAGCGTCGTCGTCCTCAACGGCGGCGTGGAACAAGACCTTCAGGCATATCTAAACAACCTGAAGAATCCAGGCTCCGGCTTTGAACATCACTTCAAGCCAAGTTCTGCTGCCGGCATGGGCGCCAAGCCCAATCCCACTTCTACTGTCGCCCCAGGTATGAATAATCCCTGGAAGGAAGGTAGTATTAACTTAACGCAGCAGATGATGCTGTCCGCCCAAGACCCTGAACTCGCAGCAGTGCTGAAGAGGGAAGCCGGTCTTTAAGCCTCAGTGAGGCACCACCACCCAAGTCTGTGACTGGGACGCAAACCCCCTGACCTTTCGGAGGCCCAATGGCTGCTCCTTTCCAGAACTATTCCGGCGGTGTCCTTCTGGCGGACATCGTCAAGCGCAATAACCTCAGCACCTATGTGTCTGAGGCCATCAAAGAGCGTTCCCTCTTCCTGAAGAGCGGCGCCGTGGTGCGTACTCCTCTGCTGGATGCCCGCGAAGGCGGCACCCGCATCCAAGTGCCCGAGTTCAACCCCGTATCTCCCACCGAGGAGATCATGAACGGCACGGCCACCTGGGGCACCAGCAACGCCGGCTATCTGACCCCTCAGAAGATCGGCACCGCCACCCAGATCGCCACCATCTGCCATCGCGGCTTTGCGTACGCAGTGGACGACGTCGCAATGCTGGCAGCCGGTGAAGACCCCATGCTTCACATCCGCAACCAGCTTGCCGACGCCATCAACAAACTGAACAGCCAGCGTCTGTTTAGTCAGCTTGCCGGTCTGTTTGGCACCGCCCTGTCCGCCAACGCACTGGATTTGGCCGTCGCCGCCGCCTCCGGCGGTGCCGAAGCCAACTTCCTGACTGGCGCTGCCGTGTCCCGCGCCCGCGCCCTCCTGGGTGAGCGTGGCAGCGAACTTGATCTCCTCGTTGTCCATCCCTCGGTCGGCTTCTACCTGTATCAGGTGGGCCTGCTGACCTTCTCGACTTCCGCTCTGGCAGCAGCCGGCAGCGTTGTCTGGGGCGGTGGTGGCGTAGGCGTTGGTGCCCGCGAAATCGGCGAGTTTGCCGGTTGCCGCGTAATCATCGATCCCCTGGTGAACACCGTTGCCCCTGGCACCGCTGGCCACCAGCGCGAGTTCTACTGCTACCTGACCAAGTCGGGCACCATCATGGAGGGTGTGCAGCAAGACCTCCGCATCGAAGCCGACCGTAACGTCCTCTCCAAGCAGGATGTGCTTTCGGTCGACTACCACAGCGCCTACCACGTGATGGGCACCAAGTGGGGCGATGCCGGCGACAACCCGACCAACGGCGGCCTCTCCACCGCTGGCAACTGGACCGCCACCTACGACATCGACCTGATCCCCCTGGTGCAGGTCACCGTCAACAGCCCGCTGGACACCAGCACGATCTGATCTTCGATCAACTCTTCAAAGGCCTCACCTTCGAGTGGGGCTTTTTTATTGCCGCTACACTGATAAGACGGAGGCTGTGACGTACTGTGCCCGCAACAATTAACGCCACTTTGAGTTCTGCATCGGCCAACAGCTACGTCACGCTGGCCGAGGCCAACTCGTATTTCGAGACTATCCCCGACTCGTCGACCTGGACCACCAAGACCGACGACCAAAAGAACCGCGCCCTAATCTCCGCCACCCGCTGGATCGACAGCCTTAACTTCTACGGCGACCGCTGCGACAACGGCCAAGCCCTCAAATGGCCTCGCAACAACTGGTTGATCGACCGCGTCGAACTGGTCTGTTCTGTCATCCCCAAGGAAATCAAGTTCGCCACCTACGAGCTGGCACGCGAATTAGCCAACGACACCGACGCGATCACCAACACCCAAAACGACCCCGACCAGCTTTACCGCGAGGTCGAACTCGGCGAACTCCGCGTCCAGTACAAAGAAGGCCAATCCAACGGCCCCATCAACAACATCTTTGACGTCTACCCCTGGCTCCAGGCATACCTAGGCGCCTACACCATCGGCGGTGCCGGCGGCTTCCAACTCCGCGCCTTCCGAGGTTAATCATGAGCCTCATCGACACCGTTTTTGCAGCCATCCCGGCCTCCATCCTCGGTGACTGGGGCCAAAACCTGGCTTACATCAAACAAACAACCGCCACCTACAACTCATCCACTGGAACGGTAACAAGCAGCAATACAAATATCACCATCCGCGCTGTCATCAGCCGTGCTAACCCCGAAGAGTTTGAAGGTTACTACCAAACCAACGATCTAAAAGTTGTGATCGGTAATGCCGAACTCGGCGATTACTACCCAAATATCCGTGACACAATCCAGTACACCGAAGCCGGAACGACAAAAACTGGCCGCATCATCGACGTAAAAACTTATCGAGGCGACCAGCCCATTCTCCACAGCCTGCTAGTGAGGCCACAGTAATGGCAAGTATTCAAAGAGCTATAGAACGTGATGCCTATGAGTGGCTAAATGGTTTGGCAAGAAATGCTGCCAAAGAAATTATGAACGGTCTAGCTGAAGCAGGACCTGACTGGACAGGGGAGTTCAAAGACAGCTGGGTCGCAAGTACCTCCAGCTCAGGAAGTGGCAGTGGTGCTTATCCTTATCGTCTTTCCGACGTACCTAAACTTCCTCCGACAAAACGCGAAGCCGCCCGCGTAACCAAATACGTCATCCAAAACCTAGCGCCTCATGCCGGAATCGCTCTAGATCTAGTCGACGTCCCGCGCGAAGAGTTTAGGTATCCCGGATCCGGTCCCAGCGGAGACGTTGTTGCCCGTGGCACGCGCCCTGATAGCGGTCGTCGCGGTGAAATTATTCCAGGTCGCGGTAATGCTCGTTCTACAGCCCCTCTCGACTGGTATCCATTATTTGCAAACGGCGGCAAAATGCAAAAAGCCCTGGAACGTGGCGTTCGTCTCGCTAAACCGTAATGAACTACCAAACCATCCGCGCCGCTATCGAAGCTCCGATGATTGCGGCGTACAACGCATTATCTCCAGCAATCCCGGTTTACTGCGACAACGTCATTAACTACGACGTTGACACGGTGGACGAGTTTATTCACATGAATGTTCAGTTTGGGCTTACAACCCAAACTGCTTTAACCACCAACCACAAGTACGCACGCGGCATTGTAGTGGTGCGCGTGCATAGTCAAAAAGGTCAAGGTGCCGGACGCAACCAGACATTGGCTACAACAGCATATAATGTTTTAGACACCCTTAACAACACCGCAAAACCTGCCAGCGGGGTTTATGTTCGACTTGGTGCGTTAGACGGTCCCAGTTTTGCCCCCGATTTTGGGGGCACAACACCGGATCAGCAATCTCGTCGCGCATTTACGCCTTACTTTATTTCTCGTATAGAAGCCAGCTTCCAGGCAACAATTATTCCTTAATACCTTGCCTTGACTGGCGCTAACCTGTATTAAGCCGGGCAGTGCCCGCGTTCGTTTACCCCTATAGGTACTTCCCATGGCCACCGTCCTTTCGGGCACCTCCGGCGCCCTGTATTACTCACCTGCCGCCACCAAGGCAACCTTCGGCGAAACTGCCGTCGACGCTGCCGACGACGAAATCACCGTAGCCACCTATCTGAACTTCAAAGTCGGCGATCCCGTCAAGTTCAGCGTGGTGAATGTCAACACCGGCGCCTCCGGCACGGGCACCCTACCCGCCGGCTTGACTGCTGGTACGACCTACTACGTGATCGGTTATGCCGCTTCGACGGGCATCCTCGAAGTGTCCGCCACCACCGGCGGTGCTGCTGTCGACATCACCGACGATGGCACGGCAGTCACCCCTAATGCCTTCCAGGTTGAGTATTCAGCTCCGGCTGTGATCGGCTCCGTCCGCGAGTGGAGCTTCGAGATCACCCGCTCGGAAATCGACGTCACCACCATCGGCCAAGACGTGACCCAGTACGCCCCCTTCCGGGCCTACATCACTGGTTACGCCGACGGCACTGGTTCGGCCACGATCTACACCACCGACGACGACACCACCCTGGCCAGCCGCATGGTCGAGGACGTCATCCAACGCACCCAAGCTGGTGCCATGATGAAGCTCTACATCGATCGCATCATCAGCGGCGGCACCGTCAGCGACTCCCTCAGCCGTTCCATCACCGTTCCCGTGATCCTGACTTCGGCCAGCCTCACTGTAAACCCCGACGACGGCCAAAGCGTTGCCATCAACTTCCGCCCCAGCAGCGCCCCTACCTTCGACCTCAGCAAGAGCGCCTGATACGCTTCCTTTGCTCTGGTTCTCCGGCCCCACTTCGGTGGGGCTCTTTTGTACTAATCCGCTACAGTAGAACGTACCAACCTCTGGTTTTATGCCCGGCCCCACCCCCGTATCAGCCCTGGATCGCCTCCGCAAGGCCGCGAACCTGGAGCCCACCAAGAAAGAAGTCGAACTATCCGACGGCAGCACTTTTGAAATGTGGGTCACACCTTTGACCATGGCCGAGCGCGAACGCGCTCAAAAACAGGCCAAATCCGAGGACGCCACTGCCTTCGCGCTCCAGCTGCTAATCAGCAAAGCCTGCGACGAGTCTGGCCAGAAACTGTTCAAGCCCGGCGAGATCGATGTCCTCAAGAACGAAGTCAAGGACAAGGACCTTCAAACCTTGATGCTGGCAGTCCTGACCGACGACTCGGAGGAATTGGACACCAAAAGCCCTTGAGGCCGAACTGGAGAAGGACAAGTTCCTCCTGCTCCAGTTCCACGTGGCCAACGAACTCGGCATCACCTTGACCGAGCTTCGCACCCGAATGACCGCCACCGAAGTCCTCGCCTGGAACGCTTTTTACAACATCCGCGCCGAACAGGAGCGCAAGGCCATCGAAGCCGCCAAACGCCGCCGTTAACCCCGGCGGCTTTCGATTTAGACTGTCACTACTGAGGTAAACCGCGAGTGGCCAGTTACGACGCCTCTATTAACGTACGTGTAACTGGCACCGGAATGGTGGACGGGGTTCTTAACCGCGTCCAAGAACTGGAACGTCTGGTCAAAGACATCAATACCCGTCCGATCAATCTTTCTAAAGTTGCAGGACGCGGCGAACTAGCGGATCGTTTCGGTAAAGCCGCTAAAGAACTCAACGGGCTAAAAAATAGTTTCATTAACAGCGAGCGTGCGATTGAGGCATTTGGTACTACAGCTAGTAGAACTATTGCAAACACAACAGCACTCTCCACAACATTTAAACGGATAGCGGATAACAGTGATATTGCCAGTAATCAGTTTCGTGAGTTTACAGTTGCAGCCCAGCAGGCCGCTGTCGCAGCTAATTCCTTAGGACGTAGCCGACTAGCCACTTTATCCGAAGAACTATCTTTTGGTGGTGCAAAAGGAAAAACAATCGGCGGCGGAACATTAGTAAAAGAACTTTTGGATCAAGAAGCCGCAATCCCAAATAGTATTGCAGCTTTAAATGCGTATCAAGCCGAATTAAACGATTTGCGTGTTTTAGTCGACGTCACTAGCAACGAATTTCGAGATCTAGATATTGCTATGTCTCGTGTTCAGCAACGTATGAACTTAGCAGAAGGTCGCGGACCTATGCAAGGTCCCGCAAAATCTCCCGTGGCTAAAAAAGCAGGTGGCGTAACAGCAGGCGCAGGAGCAGGTTCAAAGATGGTCGAAAACCTTATGCTAGGTGCCGGTTTTCCATTGCTGTTTGGGGGAGGTTTCGGCGAAGTAGCAGGCGGTGTGCTCGGTTCGTTTGTTGGTACAGGGTTTGGCGGCCAGATTCTCGGCTCAGCCCTAGGTCGAATTATTCAAGACTTCGGACAAGCCGCTGTCGATTTAGCAAAAACACTTGAATCTCCAGTATCTAGTTTCGATCAAATTAAAGAAAAAAGTTTGCTTTCGTCTAAAGCCCAAGAACGTTACGTCGAGACTCTAATTAAAAACGGTGAAATTGTAAAAGCTAATGCTGTTATTTATGAAGATTTTAACAGACGTTTTGGCGGCAACAGTTTACAGCAATTAAGAGAAACTAGCGATAAATTTAGCAGAAGTATGGCAGAATTAAATATACGTTTTCAAGTATTTTTAGCAGGACCATTACAAGCATTTATAGATAAACTAAATGAGCTATTAGAACAGGGAAATTTAAATCAACAAGCAGCAGTAACGCTAAAAACACTGCCGCCCGAAGCTCGTAAAAAATTTCAAAATGAATACGATAAATTGCTACTTAGCCAATTACTTTCTCCTGGTTTTGGGGGTAAATCTACTGCGCAAAAAAACAAAGAATTAAAGGACTTGCTCGACAAATACGAAAAATTTGTACCTAAAAAGAATGTACCGCTTAGCGTAGACGATCTAAAGCTTCAACTAGAAGCCGGCCGCGCTTTGCGTGATATCTACGCAGAGAATTTTAAGCTTCAACTAGAAAAAGGTCTAGCAGTAAAAGTTCTCAACGGAGAAATTCTGCAAGATAATGTCCGTTCTATTGAAATCCAAAACGAATATCTAGCAACAAACGAAAAACTAGCAGTAGCTATCAAAAATGTAAAAGATATCGAAGCGGCAGGTGGTGTAGCAAAAGGGATTGTATCCGCTGAAGAAATGGGCAAACTCAAAAACGAAATCACTGCCCTAGAAAACAAAAAACTAGACCTAAAAGTACAAGCCAACAAAGAAGCACTGGCACTTTTTGAGAAAGACATAAAAGCCGCCGGAGAGCGCGCTACCCGCGCACTCGACCTTCGAGCTGGCGCAATCCGAGGGCAAGAAACCCTGGCACAGTCGCAGTTTACGTTACAGAAATCCCTCAACGATCTCTACTCACAGCGACTGGACATGGAAGTCCAGCTACTGGATAAAGCATTAGAGCAAACAACCAATTTTGCTCAACAAGAGGCAATCTTCCAGCGTCTAAGAGAGATTAATCACATCAGGTACCAGATTGCGGTATCTAACGCAAAACTTGAGCAAGCATCTACATATACTCAAATCCAAGCTAATTTACAACTTCTTACTATTGATATTCGCAAGCAAGAGATTTTGTTCAAAAATGCCCAAGCAGTGATGCTTGAAGCTAAAGCCCGAGGAACACTTAATCAAGATTATATCAATGCTGTTGATGCTCAGTACGATGCCCTGCAATTAACAAAACAGACTTTCGATTATGCCGTGCGTAATGCAACTATCCAAACTCAAATTGCCGACGCCACCTACAGACAAAAAATTGAAGCCGCTGGTTTTGCCCGCAATATGGAACTGGCAGCCATTAATGCACGCCAGACTCAAGCAGCAATGGGCAGCGGCAATGCGGGTGCACTAGGCCAAGGTTTAGGCCAAACTTTACAACTGGGACGTACATATAGCGCTGCCAGTCAGTCATTTTCCGTTCCTCGCATGGCAGCAGGTGGTTTTGTTAATAGTCCGACTTTTGCACTGATCGCCGAAGCAGGGCAAGGTGAATATGTAATTCCAGAATCTAAAGCGGCTAGTTTCGCCATGAACTACATGATGGGTGCCAGAGGTTCTGCGGCTATTCCATCAGCTACCACCGAAAGCTCTTCTATTGGAGCAATGCCTACAGTTAATATCCAGACAGGTCCCGTCACTCAAATGAACGGCACCAACTACGTTACAACCCAGGATATGCGCCGTGCTGTTCAAGCGGGCATCGAACAGACCCTGCGCCTAGTCAGCAGAGATGCAAGTATTCGCAGCAGCGTGGGGATCCGCTAATGGACAGCTATGACGTCATGTGTTTCTTGGAGTATTACCAAGATAGAGATACTATTACCGATCCAGTGTCGGGTTTACGGATACCTACGGCGCAGTGGCAAAATTTTTACCAGGTTGCTCAGACATTAAGCATCGATCCAGACATCGCCAATCCGTACAGCTATCTTGCCTTTAATCCGAGCGGCTTTGGTTCGTGCGGCGCCGACTCCTTGAATGATTTGACTGTCGATATTGCGGCCTTGGCCTCGATCGTCGATATTACAGAAACAGCTCTTGCCTCCGACAACCTTGTAATCGCCTCCCTGTATCTCCAAAACGGCGGCCAAGATCAGTTCGATGCTTCCAGTGCTTTTCTAGTTAGTCGGTATATAGGCAGCATCATGGAAGCTACTATCACAGAAATCGCAGTCACCTGGATCGTAAATCCCGGCATCAACCAGTTGAACGCCCAAGTGCCAACACGTAAAATCACCGTAGACATGCTGGACGCAGTGAGGGTTACATGACCGAAAATACGCTGGCCTGCAATCTTACAGTCATCTGCCGCGACAAACAGCGCCGCGAAAACGTACGACTGCGTATCACCGACGAAAAAGTCGAGTTTCTTACCGAAGACGGCGTGTCTCTACGCGGAGATACAGCAGTGGAACTTATCGATCGCGGCGACTTGCTGATGCCGGTCTATTTAATCGAAACTGCCATCGTTAAATATCGAGGACAAAAGTAATGGCTTTTGACGCTTTTTTCACTGTTCCCGATCGCGTAACAGACGCGGGTGTCTACACACCTATCTATACGATCGACTACAGCGTAGGGCGGTATGTTTCCGGCTGGAGCTTCAAACCTCATCCACCCGCCAGTTCTACGCAACAACCATCTTCGGACATTGGGGCATCTGGAACTTTACAGGATGCAGTAAAAACTAAAAAACCTAAAACTGTTCTCGGAGAGATCCAGTCCCGTGCTAGTGCCGGTGATACTGTCCCTATAGTTTTTGGGTTCAGAACAAGCCCCGCATTAGATCCTTTAGTACCATACGAACAAGGCGGTGTATGGATCCAACCCACCCTAGTAAAAACGGGGTCTAGGGGATTTGAAGCACTGGCGTTGTTTGCAGTATCCCAAGGCGATCTTTACGGCACACTAAGCCTTGATCGAATTTGGGTTGGAAACCGTAATATGCGGTACACCAAAGATTTAACAACTCCATTTTTTCAGTATTATTTCAGCAACAGCGCGAGCGAAGCCGCGCCTACTGTTTGCCCTATTACCGGCGGCAGAATTTTTTGCGATTACGGCGCATACCAGTACTTAAGCGATGTTTTAACAACAAGCGGCGGCACGATTAGACGCCCCGACATCGCAAATAACTACTACTACCAAAGTGAACTAACTAAAGGAACGGGGGATACGAATAATTCTGTAATTCGTTACGATAATAACGACATTGAAGTTTACGATAGCGCTACCGGAACAGATGTCACAGCAGCATACTGGGCATATTTAGGCATTAACCCTGCATCGACATACACATACATAAATGCTGAATACTCTGGTAGTACAATTATCGGCGGCCGCAATATAGGTACTGTAAAAGATATCAACGGTAGCTGGGTCGGAACCTATGCCTCTCCTACAGGGTCCGTACCCTATTCCACAGGTCCGGTCGTTTTTACTTACGGCGCCGGAACGCTGTTTAATCAAATTAACGCGGGGTTGCCGGCTGACACTGGAACGTTATATGGCGTCATTACTGAATGGGGGATTAGTCCGTACGCCGACCCAACATCACCTCCTGCAGGTAAAAACTTTACTAACTTTTCTGATATAACATTTTTAGAAGTATGGGGCAATTTGTACGATCCTAACAACGGAAATGTATTCTCCGGTATTGCGCCAGATTCCTGGCCTTCTAGTTTCAAACAGTTATCCGTTTTTTATGAGTACGGTGTAAAAGTCGATCTCTACAGCGCCGGTTTAGTAGGTGGAGTATATCTAAATGGCCCTAGTGATCTATTTGTGGATCTCGCCATGTATTTGTTCACGCTCATGAAGCGGGCAAACGGCGAAGACACAGACTCACTTGCAGCACCTATAGATACCTCAAATTTGTCTTATTTAGCCTCGTTTAATCGATATGAAAGTATGAGATTTAACGGTATTGTCGATCAATCTGTAAACGTAGTTGACTACATATCAAAAACAGCTCCTTATTTTTTCCTGCAGTTTATTTCAAGTAACGGTCGCTATAACCTGGAGCCTTTGCTGCCGGTTGAAATTGTTTCCGGTAATGTTCAACTTAAAACTACTGCAGCCAGTAAATTCAGCGCTACACCCGGATCAGGACCGATTTACCCCCTAACATTTGACGAGAATTTTATTCTTCCTGGTAGCTTCCAGAAAAAATACTTTAATGCCGAAGATCGCCGTCCCGTGCGCGTATCCATTCTGTGGCGCGACGCTAATCCGGCAGCAGTAAGCATCCAACGCACCACAACTGTCCGCTACCCGGATACAGACAGCAACGCCCCTGTTGTTCAGTTCGATATGACAGATTTTTGTTGTACCCCTGAACACGCCACTAAATACGCGAAGTATGAACTGGCACGTCGCAAATACTCAACCCATGCAATTAGTTTTGCCGTACAGTTAGGTACAGCTGCGTTGACTCCTGCTAACTATATCGAAGTCAGTCGCCAACGAGTCAACAGTCGTGGCGACAATCGTGTCGAAACCGGAATTTATCAAGTTACCCGTGTTACCCATACAGTTGAAGGAGTAACAAACATTGAAGCTGCCTACTTCCCGATCAATGCAAGCAATATTTTTATCATTAACGACGAAATTGTAAACGGAACTTTTACCGTAACATAATGGCTATCTTTCCATCGATAAAACCCAACGCCCGGACCCTTGATCTGGGTAACTACCCGCAACTGGAATACGTTGGTACGAGCGGGGTATCGACTCGCTTTTTGCAAGGTAATTTACGAGTAAGTCAACGCTTAGTTCTCGTCTACAATAGCTTATCCGAAACAGAAATAAACGCGATCTACACTCATTACGACGGACAGCAAGGCACTCTTATATCCTTCACACTTCCGGCCGAAGTATGGGCGGGCTATGACAGTGTTCCGATTAACGCCGTAGATTACGAATGGCGCTACGCGAGTCCTTTGACGATCGATACCTCCGGCTTTAACCGTTTTACCGTTACGGTTGAACTGGAAAGTGTAAGTATCATCACGTTCTGATACCCATGGACACTTTTCCCGCACTCGCCCCCACAGCTCGCACATTCACGGTCGGCGATGTGCCGCGCCAGCTGCAAACAGGTTTAAGTGGTTTCACCTTGGGCTATCGAGCCGGCAATCGCCGCGTAAAACAAAGCCTGGGGCTTACGTTTGGGTATTTAACCCAGGCGCAAATGAATCTAATAAAATATCACTATTTCAATGCTCAAGGCTCATATGAAATCTTTTTTCTGCCCGCCGAACTGTGGGGAGATTACACAACACCCCCCATACCCCTAATCAGCGATTACGCCTGGCGCTATCTCAGCAGTCCCGTAATCACTGATGCTGGCGTAGACCGCTTCACGGTTGAGATCGAACTCCAGACAATCCCGATCGACCCAGGGGACCTGATTTTTGACGCCTTGACGGCTGCTGTCAGCCCAGAGCGATCTTATACTCTAGAGGGCGGTACGGCTGCCGTTGCACCGGCTAGAGACTATGTAATCAGCCCCGCAGGAGCCTTATGAGCATCACGCTTACCGCCCTCCAGAAACAACGGCGTGATACGGCTGCTAACTGGACGGCTGCGAACCCGACCCTTCTTGCTGGCGAGATCGGTATCGAGTCGGACACCGGTTACTGGAAAGTCGGCGACGGCAACACCGTCTGGACAAGCCTCTCGTACATCAGCGGCCTAGGCGGCGAAATCCCAGTCAGTAATTTGGCCGATGGCACGGCGCGCCAACTGCTACAAACCGATGCGGCCGGAACTGGTGTCGAGTGGACAAGCAATGTTGACGTCCCTGGAACGCTAGACGTTACCGGCCTAGCCACGTTCGACAACAGTGTCGTAGTCCAAGGCGACTTAACCGTCAATGGGACAACAACAACCATCGATACGACCAATCTGGCTATCGAGGACAAGAACATTGAAATCGGCAAAGTCGCTGTCCCCGACGACACCACAGCCGATGGCGGTGGCATCACGTTAAAGGGCACCACCGACAAGACGATCAACTGGGTTGATGCGACGGATGCATGGACATTCAGCGAGCATGTTGACCTGGCCAGCACTAAGGAGTATCGAATCGCTGGCACGAAAGTGCTTGATGCCACGAGCCTGGGCAGCGCCGTTGTCAGCAGCAGCCTGACCAGTGTCGGCACCATCACCAGCGGCATTTGGGACGACGGCACTTTTTGAGTAGACTGACGACATAATTTCCGGCCCGGCGTGTTTTGCCTGGGGCGTTAAGGAATGGCACTCCAGCATTTGCGGTCCAGTACCGCCAACAAGCGACCGGATCCCACGGCCATGGTCGCCGGGCAGCTTGCGCTTAATACCGAAGCCACCAGCCCCGGCGTCTTTTTTAAGGACAGCGCGGGCAACCTTGTCAAAGTCGGCCCTGTCCACGTTGGAACGACCGCCCCAAACGCAACCCCAGCCAGTGGTGGTACGGCGGGCAATAGCACCGGTGAAATCTGGCTCGACACAACAGGCAGCGCTTACGACGTAAAGGTCTGGGACGGCAGCGCCTGGCGCAGTCAGGCTGGCGAGTTCGTCAACGTCACCGGCGACACGATGACCGGCGACCTGACTCTCAGCAACCAGGTTGATCTCCGTTTTGGTGAAGCAACTGCGAACGGCTCAAACTATGTCGCCTTTCAAGGTCCAGCAAATATTGCAGCCAACGTCACCTGGACGCTGCCATCAACTGATGCGGCGGTTTCTGGCTATGCACTGGTCAGCAATGGCTCCGGCACACTGAGTTGGGCGGCAGCTGGCGGTGGTGCAACTGGCGGTGGCACGGATGACGTGTTCTACGAAAACGCTCAAACCGTCACCACCAACTACACTTTGACCACGAACAAAAATGCCATGAGCGCTGGACCGATCACGATCAATTCCGGCGTCACGGTGACTGTGCCGTCTGGCCAATCCTGGGTAATCGTCTGATTATGACTATCTACATCAACGGCACCAGTGGCATCAGCGGAGTAGACGGGTCCTCTAGTACGCCTGCGCTCCAAGGCACCGACAGCAACACCGGCATCAGCTTCCCCGCAGCCGACACCGTTGCCATCAACACAGGCGGCAGTGAGCGCAGCCGGGTGGATAGCTCCGGGCGTCTGTTAGTTGGCACGTCTAGTGAAATTAGCGCAGTAACACCATCAATTCAAGTCGCCAGAAGCACCGGTGGTTTTTTTGCGATTGCGAATAGCGATTCTATTAGTGCTGCCGATAATATGTTGGGGCAAATTGCTTTTTTCGGGAAGCAAGCAGGTGGCTATGGGTTCGGCGCCGCAATTACAGCAACATCTGATGCAGGCTGGTCATCGCTCAGTGACGTTCCAACTCGCCTAGTGTTCAGCACTACCGCCGACGGGGCGAGTACTCCGACGGAGCGGATGAGAATTAAGAACGATGGTGAATTAGTGGTACCAAGAGCATACACTAATACAACAGTTAATGCGGCCAATGGTTTTGTTTTTAATGATGGGTCAATAGGTAGATCCACTTCTTCGGCCAAGTTTAAGACCAATGTTGAGCTAATTGAGTATTCTTATTCAGACGCAATTCTAGAATGTCGTCCAGTTTGGTATCGATCAACCTGCCAAAAAGATAATCCTCAGTGGGGATGGTGGGGTTTTATTGCAGAAGAAGTTGCGGCAATCGATCCACGCCTTGTTCACTGGAAAACAACTGAGCAAGTCACGCAAGAAAACGGAACCATTGAACACATTTCTTGCGAACCAGAGCCCGATGGGGTTGCTTATGACCGTTTTGTACCCCACCTATTGAACCTGATCAAGCGGCAGAAGGAGCAGATTGAAGCGATGGAAGCCCGATTGACTGCTCTCGAACAGTCTTAGTCCCCTTCTCTAATGACTCCCATGACTAACAACAACCACAACCAGGAGGTGACACCATGAGCCCACTACGGATGCTTGGCAGCACGTCAGGCTATGCAGAATTGGCACCTAGCGCCGTCGCAGGCGATCAGACCTTCACGCTGCCTGGCACGGGTGGCACGCTTGTCACCACAAGCGGCACGCAGACGCTGACTAATAAGACCATCCAAGGTGGAGGCATCACCTCCGGCACCTCTGTCGCATCTACCAGCGGCACCAGCATTGATTTCACCGGCATCCCGAGCTGGGTGAAAAGGGTGACGGTGATGTTTAGCGGGGTTAGTCTTAGCAGCAATGCCGCGTTACTTGTTCAGATAGGAAGTGGCAGCGTTACCAGCAGCGGCTACCTGTCCAGCTCTAGCTACGTTTCACATCAATTCACTAATACGACAAGTGGCACTAATAATACATCTGGCTATGTTGTTTTAGCGAATAATGCCAGTAGTGTTGTTGATGGCATGTTAATTATTGCTCTACAAACCGGCAATACTTACGTTTCGTCGCATGTTGCGGCTACTCGCGCTGCTGGCCTAGGGGCTATCGTATTTGGCGCTGGAACTGTCAGTCTTTCTGGAGCACTTGATCGTGTTCGAGTTACTTCGACAAGCACCGACACCTTCGACGCCGGGACCATCAACATTCTCTACGAGGGCTAATCATGGAACGCATTGAAGTCAACGTCATCACAGGTGAGCAGCGCACAGTTCCGCTGACCGCCGCCGAGATTGAAGAAATCCAGAACCGCCCTGTGCCGGTGCTGACCACCGATGAGCAGCGAGCAGCCCGAGCCGCCGCCTACACCAGTGAAGCCGACCCGCTGTTCTTCAAAGCGCAGCGCGGCGAGGCAACCATCGAAGAGTGGCAGTCTACTGTCGCTGACATTCGTGCTCGCTTTCCCTACCCCACTGAGGTTGAATCATGAGCACGCTGAAGACTTCCAACCTGCAACACGCATCTGCAGCCAGCGCAAACATCACGTTAGCCAGCGATGGCACTATCGGCGGAACTTGCCTTACGCAAACCTGCCGCGCCTGGGTCAACTTCAACGGCACCGGCGCCGTGGCAATCCGCGCCAGCTACAACGTCAGCAGCATTACGGATAACGGAACGGGCGACTATACGGTGAACTTTACAACTGCGTTGGCGGATGCAAATTATGGATTTATCGGAACTGGCAGAGGCAATTCCGCTGTTTCTTTAGTCATGGGTAACCACGATAACGTCACGCAAACAAGCAGTGCATTGCGGATCTACAACTTAAACGCATCTTTTGCACCTGCAGATCCAACTGTGACAAATGTCGCCATCTTCCGCTGAGGTAACACCATGAAAATCATTTACACCAACAACGAAGGCGGCGTCAGCGTCATCCATCCCACGGGTGAACTGAGCATCGAAGAAGTCGCCGCTAAAGATGTGCCCGAAGGCTTGGCCTACGAGATCGTCGAAGATGACGCCATCCCCAGTGACCGCACCTTCCGTGGTGCGTGGGTAGCCGCCGGAGCTGCCGTGGAAGTGGACCTCGACCAAGCCAAAGAGATCGGCCACGACAAGCGCCGCGCTGCTCGCGCTGAAGAGTTCGCCCCGCTGGATCGCGTGATCTCGCTGCAACTGCCCGGCATGGATACCACCGCTGCCGAAGCTGGCCGCCAACTGATCCGCGACAAGTACGCCCAGGTGCAGGCCGACATCGACGCTGCCGCCAGTCCTGACGAGATCAAGGCAGCTCTCGGGCTTGATTAGTTCCAGCCACTACGATGACTGAGCTTCCATTTATCTATGTTTGCAGCCACGCCGGCAAGATCGGCAATTTTCGCTGGGTCAATTCGGGGCGCGGCTACTGGGGACGCTGGGGCTACGTTGATCCATGTCCAGACGAAGACAAGGAAGAAAGCGTGCCGCTGCCCTGACCGCCTTATTAAAGGCTCAGCGCTGCATGACAATAAGAGCTGGCCTTATTAAAGGCACCGATACATTGGTAAAGCGCCCTTAGTTTTCTACAAGTGGCCGTTAAGTCAAAAACGGGTTCTGCTCGCAT